GTTCACCTTATTGGTCTTGTTTAAAGGAGATGAAGACAAAGTTCGAGCCACAGTAGCAGCTCTCTATGGAGATGACAACGTAACTGGATTACCCGATATGGATCCGGAAGAAGTTGTTAGCACATTCAAAGAGTGCTTTGGACTGTTTGGTCTCAAACTTGACCCATGTGTTGTCACCAAAAATATCGAGGAGGTTGACTTTCTCGGATTTAAATTTAAGAAGACAAAAGGAGGTTACGTCCCCAAATACAATTGGGCGCGACTTCTAGCAGCTTTTGCTTTTGTTATCGAGGATGCACCTCTCTATGCGTCAGTTTCCAAAGCTTGGACAATTACAGTTATGTCAGCAGGAAACGGCAAAAAGAAGTTTAACCATCTTCGAGCTTGTTTGAAGTTTTATTATGAAACACTCCAGGATGAAGAAGATCCTGTCATACGAGGATACCTGCAATCTGGGATCCCGAGATATCGTGAGTGCATAAACTTCATGCTTGGATTTGAAACATCCAAGTCTTTTGACAAATTTGATCATTCTCTCAGGGAAACGGTCGGAGGGAGAAAATGATCTTTTCACAATGTCGAAAGCAAACAAGCAGCGACAAGCTAAAAAGCCTAGGGCGGTAAAACGGGCCCCCAAGACTGAAACAATAACCGTTATCAAACCTGCACCCAAGCGGAGGCAACGCAAACGTCAAGGGAAAGCTCCCATTCACGTCGCTAACTGCACGACAGTTCGCGGCCAGGGTGGCTATTTTCGAGATGCGGGTCAATGGCTTGGCGGAAAAGCCGGCTCTTGGCTGGATTCGGTCACTGGACTTGGAGCGTATAACGTTAAAAGAAATTCTCTTCTCAACTCCAAGACCATTGTTGCGAATCCTAATGGCCCACCTCGGGTTGCAAACACTAAAAGAGGCGAAGCTACGGTGGTTAATCATCGAGAGTACGTTGGCGATTTGTCGTCTTCAACATTCGTTCCCGGGACCACAAGTACCCAATTTGAGTGCTTGCGGTTCCAACTCAATCCAGGGAATGGAGCTCTCTTTCCATGGTTAACTGCCGTGGCATCAGCTTACCAAGAATATGAGATCAACGGTATGTTGGTCGAATTGGTGACTGAAGCTTCTGAAGTGTCAACCAACTTGGCTATGGGTGTGATGGCCATGGCTGCTGAGTATAACCCCTTAGCGGCAACTCCCTCCAACAAACAAGAAATGTTGGAGCTTGAGTATGCTGATGTAACAAAGGCAAGCCACTCACTCATAATGCCAATTGAATGTTCTCGCGTCAATGATGCGGAAACCCATTTGTTCATCGCACTGAATGATGATTATTTGGGCACAGATGCAAGAACATTTGATTTGGCTTCTATTTTCATAGCTACAGTTGGACAACCAGCTGAAAATGCTAAAATCGCTGAAATCTGGGTAACATATGAGGTACTTCTTTACAAACCTAGACTACCTCATGCAATTGGTATTCCTGGTGCACATGCACAGGTCTTTATGGCCACTGTGGACCAGCCATTTGCCAATTTTGATCTACAGCCGGGATCAAATCTGGGGGTTCGCTCCCCACCTGGCTCTGGTGATATATTGTATTTACCACAAGGTATTGGCGACCATTGGTTTGTTTCGTGCTCCTGGCAAGGAGATGTTGGAACAACCGCAATACCCGTACCTGTTTACGTGGATTGCGCACCTTTGGACGTTTTCGGCACATTTGCTGGCGGCAATGATGCTGCAAATTTTTACTCTCTTGATTCTCCAACATCAGCGAGTCCATCTGGGCTTGTGTATCTGAATGTTGTCAAAGTTACTGGTCCGAACCCGTCCGTTGGATATGAGGCAATCGGAATCATTGGCAACTCAGTTGGAGATGTGTGGGTTTTCCCCGTTCCAGGTGTTCTGGTAACAGGAGGAGTAAGACCTCATACGCATGCACAACAAATATCGCGTATGAAGGCAAAACCCCCAAGGAGAAAGATCGAAATGCCAGCGCGTGAACATAAAGAGATAGTACATGACGACTTACAATCTGAAGAAATGCTATTCGAACAGTTCAAGCGTTGGACTTTGATGCAGGAAAAGATGCTTTCACCGACACCTAGAGATCGTCGGAGCACCGGTTCCAACCACACAACGGTAGATTGAGCTCAGCTCTCACTGTGTGTTTTCAGGATCCATTAGGTCGGCCCCCAAGGCTGGTCTTTTGGTGATAAAAATTAAGAGGAAACACCTCTATAAAAATAAAAAAAAAAA